GGCCACACAGACGCGGAAAGTCACACATTATCGACTTAGTCCAAAATCAAATTACTTATCTTAATAGATAAAGTAGCTTGACGAATACGACCAAGATCTTTAGTGCCAACACTCCCCGCTCCAGTTGTTCTGAGGTACTTATTTTCCAGTACCGGGAGGACAACCGCACTTAGTTCTAAGTCAGACAGAGGCAACGCCTTTGCTAGACCCTGAGCTTTATGCACATTATCCCTCCAAACTTTCTCATTCTTACGTAATGTACGAATCTGTAACTTGGCACTCTCCGATTGCAACCAACCATATTGTTCTCGCTCCTTTAAGGAAACCTTAATAAACTTCGCTCTAACAAGAGCACGAAGTAAGGAAACCGACTTAGATTTTTTCAAAACTAAGGAAGGACGAGTATAGATAGTTGCAATATCGAAGAACCCCCGAATCTCAGCATCCGCATCTAAAAGTTTATTTGTCAAATCAACGGAATCCTCAGAGTAAACTCTAAGGTCTTTCTTGATGTAGCTAGAACCCGTCTTTTCAGACGGTTCCCAAACAGAACGCGCAACCACCTCCCCCGAAGAGGGGACAGTGCGCACTTCAATTGGTTTACTGCTCGATACAAATTTACTCGCAATGCGAAGGTCAAGATCCGAGGGACCGAGAACATAATGTCGTAAATTAGTCACATGACCTTGAATCTTTCGTAACCCATACAAGCTCGACAAGCCCCAACCTCCCAAATTCTCTGGTATAAACCAGGGAAGACGGAAGGAATCAAGGACCGATCTATTGTATTTAACGAAAATCCCGTGAGCACGCTTACGGAATTCAAGGTCTAATGGCAAATTGGACATCATATCTCGATGCCGAGAACCCACGCTATCATCATTCACATCCAATATTCCAACCTTACCACCGGAACGTTTAAGTCCAGTAACCAAACCCATATTAACATAGGGAATGGTTCTAATGGAACCCGAAATCAATCGGTAACCGGCAGAATTAATGTTGAAATACTCTCTACTCCAATATACCTTGCCAGGAGAAGGTTTAAACCCAACCAAACTCGAGACGTCTTCCCAAATCTTTTTCCCTTGAAGGGAAACAAGTGTGAGACCGTCATCGCCGTTAATCATTAACGGACATTGGTTGAGTGAAACTATCTTATTCTGGTCAAGTTCATAAGCCTTGCGAATTACTGCAGCGTTTATGACACAAAGTATTATAAAGGAGGTAACACTACCCATCAACTGACCCCATTTCTGTGGGGCATTGTCATCCTGAGGAGACAAATTAGCAGCCATATAGGCTGAACCGTCGATGGACATTATATGCCCTGTTAAGGAGCGTTTAAATAGTGTTGTGAGAGAAAGGGGAAGACTGACACACTCCGAAATGGTTTGAACAGCCAAATCGGAGAAATAAGGATCAATGGAATCTGTAGCGGCGGCATAGTCGACGCTCAGAAAACCACGATTCGCACCATCTGGGCTTTGACCACATTGTAAATTTCCAAAATTCTGATTAGGGAAAAGTGAATTGAGAATTACTTCTCGATCTACTTTCTCCCCAGTCAATTTAAAGCATTTAGTTTTTTTCAAAACTTTATGCAGGAATTTTTGAAGTGGTTGAAGTACAAAATAGGTGTGTACTGGTCCTTTACTTATGGAACGTACCTTCAAAGACTCGGCCAATGGCAAGATGGAAACATCTGGACTTTCGTCCATAGCCAGGCGGAGATTTTTAAAGTAAACGTCTCTATAAATAGTGTCAAGATCTTTCTTAAGTGAATGATAATTAGCGACAGATCGTACATAAAAATCACTTTCTATCGACTCGTCATTTTCAATGACGGGTCGAAGAATCGGGTGGTCCCTAATAATCTTCTTTCGCAAGAGCTCCCCAAAAGCACCGAACCTCCCCCTCGAACTAACGAAGGTGGAGTTAAACGTCGGCGCTAATGGACGTAAAATATCCGATGTGGACATTTTATGATTGTCAAAGATTTCGTGCGCAGTGCGTACAATTTCCTCGGCCATAAGCTCCCTTGTGAACACCTTACCCCCAGCCAACACATGGCCGGGTACAGGATGTTCAGAGGTGAGATAGAGATAAGTTTTCGTCGCAGAGGCCAGTAACAAAGCTGGACCTGGGCGAGGTAGTCCCTTCTTTAAAAGAAGAATAGACTGTAAAAACTCATCACGCATCTCACCGCGTAGAAGTAATTTAATAAACCTTCCAGCGCTTCCCCCCACTAAATGTGAGGGATTGTCAATAGCACTGAAAGGCTTATCAGGAAGACCACCTAA